AGATATTAGAAAATATAAAATGGCGACATCAAACTATTAAAAACATGATTGAATGGAGAAAATTCACTAGCGGAATCTAATGGATAGCATCAAAGTTAAAAAGAAAAACGAAGCTTTTCTTGAGATAAAAACAGAACCAAGTATAGAACAAGAGTTATCAGAACACTTTTGTTTTTATGTGCCAGGCTACAAGTTTATGCCAGCGTATAAAAACAGAATGTGGGATGGTAAAATACGGTTATATGACCTAAGAAAGAAGGTTTTATATACTGGTTTATTTGAGTATCTTAAGGAGTTTGCAGATGTAAGAAATTACGACATTTTGGTAGATAACGATGCCTTCTATGGAAGGCCTGACACGGTCCTTGACCACGACCTAGATGCGTTTTTAAGTGAAATACGGCTTAGCGTGAACGGAGAGGGTATAACCCCTCGCGATTACCAACTTACGGCACTCTCGCTCTTGCTAGCAAAAACTAAAAGCCTTTTACTATCACCTACTGCATCTGGAAAGAGTTTAATCATATATTTAGCTTTGAGATATTACCTTGAAATGTACGACAACGATGTGTTAATAATAGTCCCTACTACTTCACTTGTAGAACAAATGTATTCTGACTTTGCAGACTATTCCCAATTTGATGAGTGGGAAGCACCAAACGAATGCCATAGGATATATGCAGGTAAAGATAAATACCATTTTAAAGAACGAGTTACTATTACTACATGGCAATCGATTTATAAGGAAAGCCATTCGTGGTTTCAAAGATACGGTATGGTAATAGGAGATGAGGCACATAACTTTAAGGCTAAATCGCTAACAGCAATATTAGAAAAATGTACTGAAGCTCAATACAGAATAGGAACTACTGGAACATTAGATGGAACACAAACTCATCAGTTAGTATTAGAAGGTTTATTTGGACCAGTTTATAAAGTCACTACGACTAAAGAACTTATAGATAATAAGGCATTAGCAGATTTAGATATTAAGATCTTATTATTAAAATATAAAGAAGAAATATGCAGGCAAGTTGTTAAAAACAAATACCAAGAAGAAATAGATTTTATTGTTAAGTATAGCCCTCGAAATAATTTTATATCTAATCTTGCACTTGATCAGGATGGTAATACATTAATACTATTTCAATTTGTAGAAAAGCATGGAAAGCCTTTGCATACTATGCTATCGGATAAGCTAGAAGCTAATGGTCGCAAATCACGTAAGCTATTTTATGTATCAGGAGAAACAGATGTCGACACGAGAGAGAAAATCAGGGAGATTACTGAGACACAGGAAGATGCCATTATTGTTGCTTCCATGGGCACTTTTTCTACAGGGATTAATATTAAGCGTCTTCATAACATTATATTTGCTTCACCAAGTAAAAGTCAAATTAGAGTCCTTCAGTCAATAGGAAGAGGATTAAGAAAAACAAAAGATGGTAAAAGTACGCAAGTTTTTGATATAGCTGATGATATGCATTGGAAATCTAAAAAGAATTATACATTACAGCATGCAGCTGTGAGAATCAAAATATATAGTAAAGAAAAGTTTAAGTACGAGATACATGAGATTAACATATAAATAGTAGTATGGAAGGTAATTTAGATATTAGACATATTAAAATGATTAATGGAGATGAAATATTAGCTCTTGTTAATCAAAATAACGAAAGCAATTATTTGATTGAAAGGCCAGTATTGCTTAATCAAAACATGCTAGGTGGATATACATTATCCCCTTGGTTTCCTTTTACTAAAGCTTCCTTATTTAAGATTATGAAAAATAGAATCATCGCATCAGTTAAGATCGATGAAAACATACAACAAAACTACATTAACTTCGTGTTACAGAAAGATCAACCAGAGGCTAAAATCGAGTCGAATACTGAGTTGTTAGATAAGTATCGCGATATGTTGAGAGATGAGTATACTATGGAAGAAGAATATGATAATGAATCAGTCGTTGAAGATAAACCTGAGACTATACATTAGTCTATATTATTCCCTCCCCGGTATGCTATATTATTATATCATATAAAATGCGTTTTGTACAGTGTTTTCTGCAAATAAATTAAACCTGTACATTTCATTAAAAGTATGGTATAATACTAATAATTATGGAGAATACTAATGAGTAAAAATAAAGCACATTATATTAACAACAAAGAATTTTCATTGGCTGTTGTTGATTATGTCAGCGAAAAAAATCAAGCAGAATCCAAAGGTAAAGAAATACCAAAAGTCACAGATTACATTGCAAGATGTTTTATCAAAATTGCAGAAGGCCTATCTCATAGACCGAACTTTGTGAGGTATACCTATCGTGAAGAAATGGTAATGGATGCAGTTGAAAATTGCTTAAGAGCTATAGGAAACTATAATCTTGAGACTGCAACAAGAACGGGTAAACCAAACGCCTTTTCATATTTCACACAAATTTGTTACTTTGCTTTTATCCGAAGAATCACTAAGGAAAAGAAGCAACAAGATATTAAGTTTAGATTTATTGAAAAAATGGGTATTGAGGAATTTGTAGAAGCTGGAATGGATAATGAAATGGCTCAGGAAACCATGGCCTATGTAGATACTTTAAGACAAAGAATATCACAGGTAAGAGATAAAGATACCAAGATTAAGAAATTTGCAAAAGAAGAAAAGGCTCGTGAAAAACTAGAGCTATTCATGAGGTAATTAATGAAAGTAGCTATATTAAATGACACCCATTGTGGTGTTAGAAATTCATCGGATATATTTCTTAACTATAATGATAGATTCTATACTGAAGTATTTTTCCCTTATCTTAAAAAACACAATATAACACAAATACTCCATTTAGGAGATTACTATGAGCATAGAAAGTTTGTTAACTTTAAAGCACTTAATGCTAATCGTAAACATTTTCTTGAGCCTATGCGTGATATGGGTATTACTATGGATATTATTCCTGGTAATCATGATGTTTACTTTAAAAATACAAATGAATTATGCTCTCTTAAGGAACTTCTTGGTTACTTTACTACAAATGTAAATATTATAATGAAACCTAAAGTTCTAGATTATGACGGCTGTAAAGTTGCAGTTATCCCTTGGATCAATAACTCTAATTACGAAGAATACACAAAATGGGCTTTGCAATGTGAAGCTTCAATACTTGGAGCTCATCTCGAGCTAAAAGGATTTGACATGATGGCAGGAGTACCTAATCCACACGGAATGAATGCTGATGTGTTTTCTAGATTTGAAATGGTTCTATCAGGGCATTTTCATACTAAATCAAGTCGAGACAATGTACACTATCTAGGATCACAAATGGAATTTACTTGGGCAGATGTAGATGATCCTAAATTTTTCCATGTATTAGATACAGATACTAGAGAAATTGAAGCAGTTCGTAATCCAATTACTATGTTTAAAAAGGTAATCTATGATGATTCTAAACATAATTATGATAATATAGATATGAGCCAATTTGAAAATAAATTCATAAAACTAATTGTAATTAATAAAAACGATTTGTATATGTTTGATAAATTTGTTGATAAACTACAAAGCGTAAATACATATGAATTAAAAATAGCAGAAAGCTTTGAAGAATATCTAGGCGACAATGTCGAAGACGAAAAGGTTTCACTAGAGGATACTACTGAACTATTAGATTCCTATGTTGAAGCGGTTGACACAGATTTGGATAAAGAACACATTAAAATAGAATTAAGAAAGCTTTATACTGAAGCACAAAACCTCGAGGTAGTATAATATAGTATGATACATTTTAAATCGGTTTCATGGAAAAACTTTTTATCCACTGGAAACGATCCTATAACAATAGATCTAACTAAATCACCAACAACATTAATTGTAGGACAAAACGGGGCCGGTAAATCCACGTTACTTGATGCTTTATCATTTGGTTTATTTGGTAAACCACATAGAGACATCAATAAAAAGCAATTAATGAATTCAATTAATAGAAAGAATACAGAAGTTACAGTTAATTTTGATATTGGTGGTTCGCAATTTAAAATAGTTAGATCAATAAAACCAACAAAGTTTGAGATTTGGCAAAATGGCAATATGATAAATCAAGCTTCAAATGTAAGAGATTATCAAAAATATTTAGAAAGCAATATCCTTAAACTAAACCATAAAAGTTTCCACCAAGTAGTTGTATTAGGAAGTAGCTCATTCATTCCATTTATGCAACTACCAGCGTGGTCTAGACGCTCTGTCATTGAAGATCTATTGGATATTAATATTTTTTCTAAAATGAATCAATTGCTTAAAGAAAGAAATGCAAAGATTAGAGAAGACTTAATTGATATAAACCATAACATCGATTTATTTAAAACTAAGATAGATTCACAATCTAAATATATAAAAGATTTACAATTTCTAAACGATGAGCAAATAGAAAAGAAACGAGAATCAATAGAAGTTTATAAAGAAGAGATCAAGGAAATATTTGAAGAATCAAAGGATCTAGGAAAAAACTTAACTACAATGTTAGCTGGCGAAGAAAAAGAGTATAAGACCTTTAATGATAAAATGTCCGACGTAAAAGCTTATGATAAAGATTTTAAAAACCAAATTAGATCTTTAGTAGAAGATGCAAGATTCTTTGAAGAAAACGATAATTGTCCAACATGTGAACAAGAAATTACTATAGAAATTAAAGAAACAAAACTAGGCGATTTAAAGCTAAAAGCTAAAAACGTACAAGATCAACAAACACAATTAGTAAAAGAAGTTAATACATTAGAAAAAGAAGGTAAGGAAATTCTTAACAATCTAAATCTATTAAGACAAAAGCAGCAACGAATAAATGCTAATAACGAAAAGATAACTTTATTGCAAAAAGAAGTAGGAAAAACACAAAAGGAAATAGATAGTTTACAGAATCAAACTGGCGATGTAAAAACTGCAAAGAGTGAACTAAGCTCTTTAAGAAAAAAGAAAGAAAGTACAACTGAA